TGTATGCCGCAAGGTTCGGGAAATACCTCGTAAATCAATAAATCATCGCTGGGTTGACCATCAAATAAAATATCAACGGCAAACAATTTATCAATCACACCCAATTCAACAATGTGACAATTCTCTAATGTGGGTTTGATTTCCTCCCACTTATCAATCGGTAATTCAAATTTTGCAAATATCATAGTATTATGTGGTGATTAGAGTACAGTCAGCATCACTTAAAGCCGTTGGGTATAGTGCCATTGCTTGGATGAATACGGGTACTTGTTGCCCACCTGCTGCTAAAAATTCCATATTAGTAGTGGTAAATGCGGTGGCACTCACAACCTTTGTACCGTTTGCAAACACATCGGCAGTTGTTCCGTTCCATTTAATAGCAACTTTAATCGTGTCGGTTGTTGTTGTATGTAATGTTGTTAAAGTACCAGAAATTCTTGTAGCGATTGCTAAACGTGTTGAACTTAAGCTGGCATTACGAAATAAAATAGCATTTAATGAGCCACTACTATTATCACCAATCCAAATAGCATTAATAGAGCTATCCCTTACATACGACACATTATTCCTCAATTCCACATACCAAGTACCACCACTTGCAGAAATTAACCCATTGGTGTAAATGTTGTTTCGGCTGAAAGAATCTGCAAGGCGTGTCGCTGCGGCATTGGTTGTGTCTATCCAAGTCGTTGCAAATGCACCAAGTTCCATTTGTGGTGCTGCTATGCGGATAGTGAAATCGTAGGTGTTGCCGACGGTTAAACCCCCACCAACTGCATTGTTAATTCTTGCAGTTAATGCGTTCGTATTGGTTCGTGTAAATATGTTACGTGTTAGAGTTGACGATATTGTAATTGTCTGCGTAGCAGTTGACAAATTTCCCCCCAAACTATCACTTTCCCTAATAAAATTTATATATGAGTTTGGCGGCGAAGGTGCAGCAATTTGCTTAACCCAAAATGAACTACCCCAAGTTTGCCCGTTTGATGCAACAATTTGTGTAGTTGTTTCAAAACGCATCTGAAAAGTTGTACTTGTTGCAGTACCGCTAAATTGTATATCAATGTAAGGCAATCCATTTTCAGTGCCAATACCGACAACAGTTTGTGTTAATCCACCCAATGTTGTTCCCCAATTAGTTGGCAAAGTACTCGGACTTGTACTCGCACCTTGCATCGTAGAATTACGCAAACTATTCGTCCTCTGCGGTTCTAACAACAATGCAGGGCAACTACCATACATATAGGATAAACGTGGTACGTTAGCCGCAACACTACCGATTAAACCATCGGATTGAGTCCTATTGGCTACGCTATTCCTTGACCAAGTTAAATCGCCATTACCATTGGCGGGTAATTCAGCATAGGCAACACCTGCTTTGTATCCGCTTGGGATAATAAGTAATGATGCGGATTGCAATAATGAAGACGCTGCGGCAACACAATCAAGTGCCTCAATCGTTCCACCATCGGCAATCACACGGGATGAATAACCGTTTTGAAATTGCCCATATCTTTGGCGATTTAAACCTACGCCAACGCCTATTAGTGGCATATTAATAAGCTATTACAGATCCTGAAGATATTACAAATCCGGTAATTTCAAACCCCTTACCTGCTGGTAAAAATGTACCTGCTTTTACTGTTATTCCAGAAAGGCCGCGCGCAGTTAATACGTTAGTGCCACTTGCTTCGTTATTCCCTTTTACAGTAAAAGAAGTAAAAACGCAGTCAACATGTACAACTAATGAATCGTATGTAACATTGGTTACGGTTTCTGCGCCGTGATATTTAAAACCTTGACCGCCAACGGCGATATCTGCACTAGGATTGCTCATAATTTCAAATATAATATAAATAAAAAATACATAAGTTAACAACTATACCTTGCCAACTATAAACCATTTGCTTCCGTCGCTCATAACTGTTTTGCTCTCGTACTTACTGCTAATCGTAGTGGTGGCGCTGTCGTTTATTAGGAACGTTCCGGCGTCAATAGTTACTGTATGGTTGCTGTTTGTTTTGATGAATATGTATTTTTTACCGCGTGACTGATCAGCGTCGGGAAGTTCAACCGTTATATTTCCGTCCACGCTATTGCATACTATAAGCTCATAGCCATTTGTAAGCGTATGCGTCCCCACTGTATAGCTAATAGGCGCGCCATGTTCCTGCAGATACCATTCTACCGCCTCGGTGCTGTCGTCATATCTTAGTTGCGTTTCCCAAATAATATTTTGCGTTGGCTGTGACGTTGGTGCGCCTTCGGCCTCGTTTACTAAGTATTCCAAAAACGTTGCAGGCTGGTGACTGATTGCAGATTGATAGTTGTTAACCTGCGTTTCGATTAAGTTCACACGATCGCGCAAAATATCGCCCTGCTCGTTACTGATTCTCAAGCCCTCGCCTGTCGTTGTGGTGTTAGTATATATTGGAGCTATCCCCAACCATTCGCCCTCCCACGTGTCAAACCTTGGGTTAAACGATACGCCGTTTAAAACCCAAACATAGTTATCAAAATACAAGGATTTCATTAGATGGTAGCTACCTGAATCTATCCAGGTACCTCGAACCACTGGCATAAAATCCGCATACAACGACGACAATCCAACGCCTAGCATTTTAGTTGGCGTGCCTTTAGTTATGCTATCCCAACCCCCATAAAATTCGTCCGCAATTACCCACTTTGTCCCGTCGTTCGCCCATATATTACCTATCCCGTACCTATTACCGCTATAGTAATATTTCGGATTCAATTGCACCTGCGTGCTGTTTACTGAGTTGCTTGCGTTGGGTGTAAAATCCTCGGAAATATCCCAAACAAAATCAGGATTTTGGTAGTCGCTAGTTTCGGCAAAAGCAACCTGTATACTTCCCCAATAACTAACGTTAAATGTCGCAGGCGTACTCCAAGTGCTAGATTGTTTAGCAGGTCGCAAAACCTTAGGTAAATTATTTTGATATAATAAGCTTATAATTGTTTGAACACTATCAATTCTTACCTTTAATATATTGTAATTAGCAGGTGGTGTGGTGCATTGTATTTCAAATTTATACGTTACCCAACTGCCCTGCATTTGTGTCATTCGTACTTTTTCAACTCCATTCGGTACGCTTGTCGCAGTTATCCAATATCCATCTGCGTCTAATATTTTAATCCCTCCTAAACCATCCTCAAGCCAAATCTTTAATTTATATTCATAATCTACGCGCGCGTCATTCTGCACCGCTGGAAAGTTCGATTTAACAACTACCTTGATTTTCAAGGGTGCCGCGTCGGGCGTGCTGCCTGTGGGAATTTCTGTAAACTCTGCCTCTAGTGCTGACGTGCTTTTGTTTGGCCGTGTCCGAAATACTGTTGCGGCGTTTATGCGTTCCGTGTCAATGGTCAACAACTTAACAGCAGGCTGGTAGTACAATGACGGCTTAGCAGACCATTGCGGCCGCGCTGGTAGCGTTCCAAGTTGCTGCCTATGCGTAAGCGTTCCGGTGCCTTGGTAATTAGCTGTGTAATTATAGCGGCGATACGGAAGCGTTACATCCTTATAGCTCGAAGCATCATAAAACCAATATCCACCCTCCGCGTGTATAAATCTACAGCCAAAAATTTGCATCACCTGCTCCAGCGCTTGCTTACAGGTAACCATATTTAAATCGTAATACCAGTTTGCCGCTAGGTCGATAGCCTTCACGTCTTGAAATGGATCGTAATCCTCAAGGAAGGTATTAATATTTAAGCGCAACATATCGAAGCCCTTACGCGTGGCGTCGGCTGAATACATGCTCATCGCATCGAATAAGTAATAATCTGTTTTACCTAAGTACGGCCAATAGTCCTGCAGGTCTAATTCATGCAGGCAATTTCTAACTAATACGTTTACCTGAATATAGTCCGACGTAAACCAGCTGTTTTTCACGTTGTAACCGTCTAACAATTCCAACCCGTCTACGGCTGTTAGTTTTATTATCGGCTTGCTGTCCAACGATTCACGCAAGCGCGTCATTTGGTCGGCAATAATACGGCCCACAAAAAACAAATCACTTCCGCGCCATACCACCATAGTCCAGTACGTTTCCGCCTCCGTCTGCAACGCAAGGAAATCCGATAGCACCGTACTATTTGGCATAACAAATTCGGCTGTAATACGGCTAGCCAATACCTGAGAATCCCACCACTTATTGCCCTCTCCGTCGCGCTCTAAACTAAACCCATCAGTCGCTAGTTTTAGCTCAGTCCCTGCCGTTGTGCTGCCCGTTGGTGCGTCGTGTATCTCAACCTTATAGGTTATATCGTTTATGCTTTTAAAGCTTCCGTAATATTTGCGTGCCATTATCCCCTTGAGTAATCGTTATTATGTCTATTTAAAACTATCGCTAAATCGCGGCCGCTGATATGCGTGCTTGCAATAAATCCGCCATCGCCTCCGCTCGGTGTAATTAAATCGCGTAATTTATCTAGCGGTGCGATAACTTCCGGGTTACTTCTAGCCCCTGGATATTCTCCCATCAAACCCAACGTTGGCCCGTAAACGATACCACCATCGGCGAATTTCTCAAACTCAGGTCCTTTCTTCAATTGTGCTGTAATTATCGCGGAACCTGCAACCAACGCAACACCTGCCGCAGCGGCTGCCATAGGGTTTGCCAGAATTAATTTTTGGAATGCATCCGAAGCAATTGCCGTGGTAATTAATGCCGAACCAAAAGCCTTCATAAATTGAGCAATCGAAGCTAGTGCGGCCTTACCAAATTTTTGAAATGCCTCTTCCTCTCCTGCTATCATTTCGCCAACGGCTGTTCCTAAATTAACTAAAGTATCCTCAATTAATGTTTCAAACGCTTGGTTTATTTGGTTGCGCATGTTTTCCAAATCCGTAATAAAGGAGCTGTATTTTGTTTCGGTTTGAATATTTAAAACAATAGGCTTTTTATTTATCTCTTTTTCAACCTGTGTCATTGCTGAGGTTATTTGTAACCCCATGCTCCGCACTGATTCGGGCTTTAATGGTGTACTGCTTGCCGCTTTCCCAAATCCATCAATGACCGCGCTATATGCTTTAATACCAAATTTTTGGTAGATGCTTGCGGCAAATTCTACCATACTAGCAAAATCAGCCTTTTGTTTTTCTATGGCAGCCTTCTGTATTTCCTCGCGTTTCTTGTTCGCCTCTACAATATTCTCAGTGATTAAATCCTCTTTACGCTTAGATAAATTAATAATATTGCTATTAAGTTCTATCCATCTATCAGAGTATTTTTTCTCCTCTCCAAGTTGCTTAGTCCGTGATGCGATCGTGTCCTCTATGGCTTTTATCTCAGCGTCACGAAGCGCCTTATCCGTTAACCCTTTACGCTTAGCGTTGGTTATTTGCCTGTTAATTATTTCGTCATCAAATGCCCGTATTGCGTCGCCAGTTTCCTTGGCTTTCTTTTTCTGTAATTCGTAAAATTCGTCTGTGTATTTTGAAGCGTACTGGGTTTCCTTGCTTATCTTATTAAATATATATGCAATAGCCGCAATACCTGCAATGACTGCACCAGCGGCGGTAGCTACCAATGCAGCATTATAAGCACGGGCGGCAAGTGTGGCCTGCCCCATTACAAACGTTTCAACTTTTTGAGCGGCTGTTTTTACCCCCACTACTAGCGCGCTCTCGGCCTGCAATGCGTTCTGTATTGTTTGCAAGGAATTTAACAACACCATAACCCCCTGAAGCTTAGCCATGGTTTTCTGCAAATCCTCGTTTTCAATCCCAAGTGCAGCCATTGAACCCTCGACAACTCCAAACCCTGCGGCCATTGCTTGCGCTCCACCAATTAACGCATCAAGCCTGCGCGTGTCGCTGGCAAAATATCCAATCTCCGCCCGCGTGTCGCCAATTTCGTCCTGCATTTTACCCGCGGCCTTTACAAATTGGTCAGCCATTGCAGCAAACTCAGGCCCCATTGCACGGGCTTCGATTGCCATAGTTTGCAATTGCTTTACAACTCTAGCCGTCGGCTTGCTATTCGCTAGCGTGTTTAATCGGTCTTGAATATCTTTAGCGGCCTTTGCTACATCGGCCGTCATCTCCTTGCCGCCATCGGCAATTAGTTTAATCGCTTTGCCCCAGCCTTTTTCTAGTTCGGTAATATCCGCTCCAATAGCTACGTTTAATCTGCTCATCGTGTGTAATTAATTAAATAGTCCTGCGATATTTGATAAACTCCGGCAAAGTCCGCTTCGTCGTCCGTCAATTCCTGCTGCCCGTCAAACTCAATGGTTTGCGTTTTAACTGTGTTGAATGTCCCCGGAAGTGTCACAGCCTCAAACGCCGTGCGAACCGCATCCGCCACCTCGCTGCATTTCTGATAAGTCGGCGCAAATATGCTCACCTGCACGCGCGCAAAATCTGTGCGGCTGTGTCCTGATTTGGTAGGGGTTGGAATTATGCTCACTAAATTGTAAGCTATCGCAGGAAACGCGCTGCCTTGCGGTATGCGTAGCGGATTTATCCGCGTGCTTACCAGCGTGGTCAGTGCTGCGTTATTTGCTAAAATATTATATGCTACTTTGACGGCGCTCATGCTGTTGGTATTGGTGTTAACTTCTCAAAGATACTCCGATATTTTTCAACCTCTTCGATTATTGTTAACTCCTTACGCTCCCAATCAAATGTAATCAATTTTTTCGGATCAATTGGCCGCTTGCTGTGCGGCGATAATAATACCGAAGTTTGCCACCGGCACCGCTCCCAATCGTTTCTATATTGCTGCATCTGTGCTTCGCGCATGCCGTGCAATCGGATTCGGAAATATCTAGGCGTGCATCGTTTAAAATCGTTTTCATTCATGCACATCTCGCCAAACGCTATGCGCTCAATTATTAACCAAGTCAGCGGCGCGCCTTCGCCCTTGGCTTTTACTTTCCCCCTGCTTCGTCCGATTTAAAAAATTCGCTTGCGCCTTCGCTAAATGCCGTTATAGCTGGGAGCAAGTCCGTAAATCGCTGCACCTGTCTGCCGATATCCGCCAACAACAAAAACGGCTTAGGCTGTCCGTTGCACTCAGCCGCCTCGTTAATCCCGTGAAACGCGCATAGCAATCCAAAATCTAGCTGCTTTAATAGGTCGCCACTTGTCTGCAAGTCCGCAAATGTTTCCATCCCTGCGTCTACCATGATTGCCTTTAGGCTGTTCATGTTAAAAATCATCGGGTAAATCTTATCTTTTAGTTTAATTTCCATCTTGCGAATATAACACAAAAGCCCGCTTTTTAGGCGGGCAAATGCTCATTATGAAAACCAACCAAAAATTAGATTGTTCCTACTGTCAACGCTCCAGTACCTTGGATGGTAGCTGTAAACGTTGCTTTGTCGTTGTTTGGTGCGGTTAAATTCAAGTTACTGAAATAAGCGCTGCCGCTCAATTTCATGTCGCCGCTTACGTTGGAAGTCATTACGATAGTAACGGAGGTGCCTGCAGTTAGGTCGGTGATCACGTCTTTCCAAGACAATGCACCGGCACCCACTGAGCCGTCCTCTTCAAAAATACCTTCCACGCTCATGGTATATCCTTTTTCTCCAACGATAAACTCCTTCCAACCTGCGGAATCTTTATTGGTAACGTCTATCATATCCGAAGTAATATCGAAGCTGTTAGACGTGGCGTTTGCGATTTTGGTAAGTGTGCCGCTAATATCTTTATATATTGCGATCAACGTGCCGTTTACTGGTCCTGTAGTTGCCATGATTATTTTAAATTATATTTTTGCGCTAATTTAGTTACTTTTTCCGTTATTCCTTTTTTAAGGCCGTTAACAATCGCCTGTCTATTTTTATCCAACGCAGGCCGCATAAATGGTTTGGGCGTCAATTCCCCCGTATATCTGCCCGAAGTTTTTTGTATTCGCGGCTCGGTGCCGTACTCAAACATCACGCCAAGGTAATGGTTATAGTAGTTTTTACGCAGGCCAATCAATACCGTATTTTTAAACTTTGTATCCTTGGAAGTAATAAACCCAATCGAATCGCGCATGTCGCCACTTTCCACAGGGGCCAATGCCTTTGCGTCATCAATAACGCGCTGGCCTTCTTTTTTTAACGTGTCCTGAAATTGAAACTCAGCGCCTGCCTTGCGGAGGTCGTCAATCAATTTTGCCAAGCCCTTAACCTCATTCACTTAGTTCGGTTTGTATTTTTAAATACATGCGGCGCTGTAATTCCTGCAGATTCAAGATATTAAAATAACGGTTATTCCAGCTCACTCGGTGCTTTACATCTATGTCTGCGTCATATCTAACAGTAAAATCAACAATTTGTTTGTGTTCGCGCTTATCGCCGTTTACCTGTTCAATCCCCACAGGTGCCTCGGTTACTTTAGCCCATGCAGTTCCGTAGGTTGTCCACGTCTGTAGTTTTTCTCCTGTGTTGCTGTCCGTTGTAGTTGTGTAACTCTGCAACGTGATAAGTTCGTCAAAAGCGCCTGCATTCATATAAACTGAATTGCTCTATAGGGTTGTAGTAAAAATTCAATACCGTACTCCATAGCCGAATTTTGACTAGTGTTAGCGGTTGCCTGCCTGTTATCGTACATCTGCCCCACTAATAGCAACGCGGCAAACTTAATCGCTTGCGGAAACAATAAACCCGCATCTACCTGCGTGGCCGTGGCAAGTTCAAAACCCTCGGTAACTGTTACCAGGTATTTCGTTACGTCGTCGGTTGTGCTGCTTGGTGCGCTAGTTACAAATATGGTGCGGCCGTAAGTACCCAACGGCTGAGGCGATACAATATAATCCGTAAACGCCTGCGCTGTGTTGTTGTCATCCACATATTGAACAGAATCTAAACTAATTACACGGGAAGGAATACGCAATAAATTACCTACTGGCTGCTCGGTGCCGTTAACTGGATTCATAATAGCAGGCTGCCCCACCAATGAATCGAAGCCATATTGCACGCTTGCCTTGCGGACGCTGTAGCCTAAATGCTGTCCGCACATATCCAAGGCCATCGAAATAAGATTGCTAATATAGGTATCGTCCGCCGTGGAAGTCACGCGCAAATGCTGCTTAGCTTCCGCAAGTGAAACGTAATCCGTGGCCGCTTGGCTGTAGCTTATTATGCGTTTTCCGGTTATCATCAGTCGCCCTCTTCGGGGTTAATGGGTTTTACTTTTTTTGGCTTGGCCTCTTCTATTACCGCCTCGGCATCGCCTACCTCGATTAATAGCTCGGCCTGTTTCTGTTCTAATTCCACAACCTCCCCAGCATTGTAAGATAAATTCCACTTGCCTGTCGGGTTAATCAAAAATTTAACTTTCATAATTAGCGGCTAGTGCTGAGAATTAACCAACACTAGCCCACGCAAGATTATACAGTTTGCGCCCTGTTATAATTAGGCTACGATATCTTTACAAACTGCGAAAGCTGCAGGCTGCAACAAATTCACATCCATGTAAGAATTTAATACCACGTTGGTCAAACCAGCAGTTGCTCCGCTATAAGGATCAACGGTTAACTCCATACCACCCCAAGACGCCATCGCCATTTTAGAGAAATCTCCAAAGATAGCAGCGCTCAAAGTGCTAGAAGTACCTTTGCTCAAGTTGCTAGGAACTAAAGTCGAAGTAGCTACAGGGTAACCGTTCAACTCGGAACCGCCAGCAGGCCAAATGAAGTTGCCTTCAACGCCACTAGATTGACGTGGAGTAGTTTGCAATTTAGCTTTAACCAATGGGTTAGTCAAATAAGCAACTCCATCGCCGTTGGCGTTTTCAACTGCCTTCATCAAGTTAACAACGTCAGCCCAAACAGGTGCAGCACCGTTGGCGTTTGTTGAGTTTGAAGTAGCGCCACCTGCATAAACTACGTTCACGCTAGAGTTAGCGATAATACCGGTAGGCTCGTTAGAACCACCGCCCTTAATAGCAGCAGATTCCAAGCTCTGAGCCATAGCCTGTAATAACCAGTTACGCACATAGGCGTCGATGCTGTTGCTTGACTGCAACATTAACTGATTTGACACTTGAATGTAAGCAGCCAAACGCTTGGGGCTGAAAGTTACCTTAGAAAAAGCAGGGCTTTTCTCTGTAGCTGTTCCGTTTTCTGTGTTCCATCCAGCAGAAGGCAAAGTGCTAGCAGTTGGTAAATCCAAGTTACCTACCAAGTTGCTCAACTGTTGAACGCCCAACCCGCGCAACACGGTCTTAGGAAGCAACACGTCAATAATTGAACCTACTGAAGTTTGGATATTTACTCCACCCTCAGAGCCTGAGCTTCCACCGGTTGCAGTCATGTCACGCTTAAACACCTCAGAAGGAATTTTAACGGAATGAGCAGAAACAGAAACACCGCTACGCTGATATTCTTCAGCAGCGATTGCGTTAAACTCACCTTCGATACCATCGCGACGGCCGCTGATAGCCATCTCCATAGCACGCTTGAAGCTATACTGCTCCTTCATTTTTGACTTTTCCTTTTCTTCGCTGCGGCTTGCGCTGTTTCCAGCAGCCTGAGCGGCAAGGGTTTGCAATTTTTCTAACTTCTCAACCTCGGAAGCAATAGCCGATAAACGGGCTTCGATTTCAGATAATCTGGAAGTTTCTTTTTCAGACATGCTGCGCGCTTCGCGCTCGATAACATTCTGCAAGCCAGCTAACTCGTCTAACAAGCTGCCGCGCTCTTCTTTTAAAGCTTTGATATTTTTCATGTTTTAGTAATTTTTATAACGGATTGCAATCAATTTAATAATATCAGCGCTCGCCTTAGATTGCTCGGCGTCGCTTATCTCTCTTTCCTCGTCGCGCATTTTCAAAATACTGCGCGCATCGGCTTCGGTATCCTCATACGCTGGATATGTCACAGGGCTAACGTCGTATAAATCTTCGATAACGTTCACCACGCGCTTACCCATATTCCCGTACTTTTCGGATTCTGTCCAAACCTGCTCGCGGATTGTGAACGCAAAACTCGATTGCGTAATATCACCGCGCATAATTGAACGCACCACGCTGACGTGCGTAGGGTTTTCGTAATCAGGTACCCAAGTGTACTCCAAATTGCCCTGAGCGTTTACAAATACCTTGCAGGTGTTTGCCTTGGTGCGGCCTAATATTAATTCGCTCTCATGATTGAATAAGCAGCGAATATCGTAATCTTTTTGCAGCGCGTAATCAAACGCCCCTGGTGCGATTACTTCTTCAAAATATCCTAAATCCGTAACGCTATTAACAACCGCAGCAATGCCGCCCAATTCCTTGGGCATTGCATCGCCTTCGGCTCTATATTCAATCGTTCCGGTTATCGTTCTTTTTTCAATCATGCCTGTGTATTATTATTGTCACCCGTTGGGTTATTGTTGTTTAATGCCTTGTTTGTTAGGTTAATTATTTTAGCCTCCATGTATTCATCCATCCTGTCCGCTGGTATTAGATTTGATTCAACCATATATCCAGCGCCATCGGTGTAACCGTTCATATCTTCCCACATGCGCGCCTCGTTAGGCGATAACCATCCGCCGCGAATACCTTTGTTATAAAAGTCCGCGCGATCGTTGGCCGTGGCTCGCAACAGCGAATTAAAATTAAACTTAAAATACATCGTAGGCTTATCCTGTTCAGTCAATAGCTTGCGGCCCATCTCTTGCTCGATATTAATCGCGTAAGCTAACAGCGTGCGCGCATAAAAATCTTGAAACTCCTGCTCAACGGACGACTTCACGCCTCCATCGTTGGCGCCAATCATAGACGATGGCACTCCAAACATACGGGCAATTTCCTGCGCTGAGAATTTACGCTGTTCGATATACTGCGCTTCCTCAGGCGACAAACTCAAGCGCTCCATCTTTACGCCGTTAGGCAATACAGTGCTGCGCGCCTGTCCGTTAATAACGTCATCCAAACTATTTTTCAACGCGCTGGCCTGTTCAGGCTTAATCATTGCGTCGCTAGTAAGCAAAAATTTCAATATCCCGTTTTTGTAAACGCTAGCGCTGGAGCCAATAGCGGCCAAATCAATACCCAAACTCTCGGCATGCACTTGGATGGGATTTTTCCCCTTCAATGGGTTATCAGTGCAAAGGCCTTTAAAGTGCAGCATGTCCGTTGCCGGAATCATGCCAGGGAATCCCTTCGCGTTCACTTTATAAAACAGCTGCCCGTCCTCCATAATCGGCTCGACAAACTCGCTGCGTATTGGGTGCAATTCAATTGCGATAAATCTAGCGTCACGGTTTATAAAAGCGTATGCGTTGCCCTTCAATACTAACTGCCCCACCATGTATTTGATAAAATCAAACTTAGTTTGGTAGCTGTTAGGATCATTCAATAAAGCCGCCGCGTAATTATTTGTAATCTGTATTTTCTCGCCGTTGCTGTCGTTGTAAATTTTCAAGCTTAGCCCGGCAATCCCATCGGCAATAACACGAACGCAAGCGTGAACGCTGCTAATACTTAGCGCAGTTTGTTCATTAACAGCCTGCCCTGATTTAGTTTGAATACCAAAAATATTGCTTAGCGTATTAACTAACCAGTCAGGCGGCGCCGATAAACTGCTCCGCTTTTCTGTCCTAAATTTTGGCCATAGCCTTAATTGCATAGTTACA